CAGTTAAATAAATGTCAGAGATACCAGTGATAGCCTGCTCAATTAAGTTTAAGTCTTTATTAAGGGTTTGGCCCCAAATACCCGACTGCTCACCATTACCAGGAAGTTCTAGACGAAGAGTTGTTGAAAATGTAGATGGCATAGTTAAGCTGTAAACGTTCCACTAGAATTAAATGTATGCACAAAGTAGGTTATGCCAGCATCGGAATAGGATGTAACTGTACCGCCGGTGCCACGTTGAGATGCAGACGCGTAGCGAACAATAGCAACTCCAGAACCACCAGAGTTGTTTTGTGCTGCGTTTACTGAACCCCCACCACCACCGCCTCCAGTATTTACGGTTCCAGGTTGTCCATTTGGCGCCCCTTGATTAGCTGACCCACCAGCGCCACCACCACCAGCGCCTCCAGAGCCTACATTATCACCACCAGCGCCACCACCACCACCTGCACGTGTTATAGAAGTTCCAGTAATAGAAGAGGCTAAACCAGCTCCACCATTACCTCCGCCAAATTCTTGACCATTCTGACCCACCGCACTAGCACCGCCACCGCCTGCAGCACCATAAGCAGAGCGGTTGTCGCCATTTGTATTACCGCCAGCAAAACCTTGACCGCTAACTGCAGAACCGCCAGAATCTCCAAGACCATCATTGCTACGTGCAGCGCCGCCGCCAGAACCACCATTTCCACCATTACCAGCGTTATTTCCGCCACCACCGCCACCTACGGCAGTTAAACTAAAAGCAGTGGTATTTGCACCTTGAGCTGCAAACGTTGCGCCGCCAGCACCTACTACGATTGGGTAAGCAGTTCCAACTGTTACGGTTGTTGAGTTAGCAAGCAAACCTCCAGCACCACCGCCCCCAGCATTTCCAAATCCACCAGCTCCGCCTCCGGCACCACCGCCAGCAACAAGCAAATATTCAACAGCGTAATTACCAGTAATGTTTTGCCATTGGGTACCACTCCAAATTTCAAGCACTCCCAAAGTTGAATTCCAGCGAGTCATACCTAAGTCTGGGCTGCCAGGGCGCTCTGCGGTTGTGCCTGTAGGGGGTGTAAATGCTCCTGTATTCGTTGCCATATCTACAACATTTGTACTACTAATAAGAGATAGGGTTCCTGTATTAGACGAAATCCTTGTTTGCAAGGTGATATTGCCACCAACAACAATTCCGCCGCCCACTGTTTGATTCCCAGATACTGTCAAATCACCAGTAATATTGCTAGTATTTACCGCGGTAAAGAAATTTGTACCATCGCAATATACATAGGCATTTGTACTATTGCTTAGCGTAATTCCGTTACTAGAGGCGGTTTTAACAACGACATTGGCGCCTGCACGATTGCTTAGAATATATACTTTTGGCTCAGACGGAACAACTACGTTTGCTGTGTTAGCAAGAGCGCCATTAAATACTAGGACCGCATTACGTGACTCGTCTGATAAACCATTGAAATTTGTTAAAACAGTATTGCCTGTAAGTGTTATCGGTTGAACACCTGTAATAGCTTGCTCAATGAGCGAGCCCATATTGTTATTAGTAGTTTCGCCCCAAGTGGTAGCCTGCTCACCGTTAGCAATAATCTCAAATTTTAGCGAAGGAGTATAGGTAGATGGCATATTAGAAAGCTAACGTTCCGCTAGTTGTAAAGGTATGCACCCAATAGGTAATGCCACCAGATGTATAAGTTGTAATAGTTCCTCCAGTAGCTCTTTGGGTTGGGGAAGCATATGCAGCAATAACTACGCCGGAACCGCCGTTACCACCATTGGTTACGCCATATTGACCTACACGAGCGCCACCACCGCCTCCTCCGCCTAAACCAGCAGTGCCAGCAACACCAGATGTAGGGACTGAGCCAGAACCATCTGGACCACCAAAACCTCCAAGACCCCCACCACCCAAACCACCTGCTCCAGGAAGTGTTGCATCTTGTCCGCCACCAGCATTACATCCACCGCCGCCACCACCGCCAGCATAATAGATTGCTGTTCCCGTAATAGATGACTGGATGCCAATTCCACCAATACCACTATTACCGTTACCACCAGCTGCCCCCGCACCGCCACCGCCACCACCTCGGAATGGGTCGCCCCTTCCAGGACCACCAGGAGATCCTTGACCTGTTGTGCCACTACCTAGTTGTTCATTATTAGCGCCGCCGCCACCAGAACCACCAGAACCTACAGAATAATTTGGACCATATCCTCCATGACCACCACCTAAAGCGGTTACGCTAAATGCAGATGAGCTTCCTCCGTTTGTTGCATTTAATCCAGAACCACCAGAACCACCAGTGCCAACTACAATAGAGTATGAGGTAGATACGTTTGCAAAAAATGTACCTGTTAATAAACCACCAGCACCGCCACCTCCAGCAGCACTAAAACTTCCCCAACCCCCTCCACCGCCACCACCTACGACAAGGTAGACGCCTTGAGTTGCACCGGTAATAGGAAGCCATACAGAGCCGTTCCAAACCTCTACTACACCACGATCGGAGTTCCAACGTTGCATGCCTAAAACTGGGGTTGCTGGGCGCTGTCCTGTGGTTCCAGAAGGAATTTTAAGTGCGCCGGTGTTTTGCTGAAAGCTAACTGTGTTTGATGCGGACTGTAATGACAGATTACCTGTTGTATTAGTAATTGTTCTACCTAATATTACGCCTGTACCTGCGGTAACATTTCCACCAATGGTAGCGCTACCAGACACTTCTAGGTTGCCTTGAATGGCGTTTGGGCTTACAACAGTACTAAATGCAGAGCCATTACAAAAGACTAGTTGTTTACTTCCAGCAGCGATAGGCAGCGCATTACCGCCAGAAGTCATTAAATTAAGATTAAACCCACCAGTCGTTTGATTGCTGATGATATATACCTTGTTTACGCTGGGCGCTATGACATTGCAGTTGGCAGTTGGTGCACCAGTAAATACTAATACAGCGTTACGCGCCTGATCTACCGCAGCATTGGCAGTAGAAAGGGTTATAGATGTAAGGTTAGTCAGGCTGATTGAATTTACGCCAGTAATAGCCTGCTCGATGATTGTGCCAAAGTTGTTACCTGTCGGCGTACCCCAAGCTTCAAACTCGGTGCCCGAGTCAATAAGTTGTATACGAAGTGATGGTGAGTAGGTACTAGACATATTAAGCTGCTATTAAATCCCAAGTTTCAACTGTTTCATCGTTAATTTGTGTCCAAGAAGAGGCATTGCCATCGTTAATTCCTGTCCAATTTGGTGTTGAGTTGTCTGGAATTTGACCCCAAACAAGTACGTTACCTACTACAGCAGTGCCACTTACACCTACTAAATAAACGTTAGCGTTACCTGTAATAGATACACTACCAACCCTACCATTACCAGTCACACCAGAAACAACGGGCGCTACATCAATTTGTACTGTTGCATTACCTAGTTCAACTGTTCCATTAACACCGGTTAGATAAACATTAGCGCCAGCAGATACAGAAGCGGTACCTAAGTAAGTATACCCTGTTACGCCCAATAAATAAACGTTAGCGCTAGCAGAAATGTCTACAGAGCCAATAGCCCCAATACCCTCTACACCAGATACGGCGACATCAGCAGTACCTGAACCCTGTGCAGTTCCTAATTGGGTTACACCAGTAACCCCTGTCAAATAAATATTGGCAGTGCCAAAAGTAGCTACATTACCTAACTCACCAGTAGCTTGCAGCCCCGTAAGAAATACAGTAGCTTGCCCTTCAGCAACAACGGTTCCAACTTGACCAGTAGCACTAACGCCCGTAACAAGGGCGTCATTAGATGTTTCACCTAAATCGGCAAACGGGGTGGCTGCAAATGGCGAGAACCCGAACATAGCCTAACCTATCTGAACGCAGGGCCACGCATCCAACCTACAGCGGAGAATCTTTCACCAGAGGTAACGGGTGTGACTTTGTGTACAGCCATAGAAGGAAACACCACTACACTGCCTTGTTTTCTAGGGGCAATAAACAAATCTTCACCTTTAGCGTCTAGCTTAACAATTAAGTCACCGCCCTCATATGTATCAGGATCGGATAGTTGAATAGAACAACTTAACTTTCTTTGGTACCCACCAGAATCTGGAACAAATATATCTTCGTGCCAATCATAGTGTCCACCAGCTTTATATCGCCCTAGTTGCACATCTTCTAGTCCGGTAATGTCAATATTCCAGCCAGCATTTTTATTGGCGGATACGATAAGGTCAAATGTTGTGTCAAATAGTTCTGCACCTTGATGTACCCAAACAATATCGGTTTGCCTGTAGTCCATATCTAATACCAGTTTACCGTCTTTCCCGCCAATAGCTGCGGTTTTGGCTTGCTTTTCGTCAAAATTTTCTTTAACTAAACGATCACATACGTCGGCAGGGATTACGCCTTCCCAGAACCAATATTTATTGTTATACATTTTTTCCTTAGGCTACGTAAGTACTACTTGAATAGAAAGTATGTATTGTATATGTTCCCGTAGACGTAATAACACCCCCAGTACCCCGTGGTAACCCTGGGTATCTAATAACAACAAGGCCAGAACCGCCATTACCGCCAGCATAGTTAGTACCGTTGCCCGTATCAGTACCAGCACCACCACCGCCCGAGCCAGAATTATTCATTGCACTTGTTCCTATACCGCCAATAACGGCACCAGGCCCTGCACCGCCGCCACCGCCACCACCACCATAAGTAAGCCACGGCGCAAAAGCACCGCCACCTGCCCCACCGCCACCAGCATATTGAGTAGGTATTCCGGAAATATCATATGAAGCGGCAGCACCGCCACGGCCTGAAGCGCTGCCGTTACCATATCCACCAGTACCACCGGGACCAGCAGCACCGCCACCACCACCAGCACTAATACCGCCTGGAGAGGGTCCACCATAGTAACCGCCGCCACCGCTAAATCCTTGTCCTGTAGTCCCAGCCCCACCCGTAGATAGGCTACCAAAACCACCAGCAGAAGTTGCTCCAGAACCACCACCGGAACCGCCCGCAAAACCATTATTACCACTCCAAGCGCCACCAGCGCCACCACCTAAAGCAGTAATGCTGCTAAAGGTTGTATTTGTGCCGTTGGTACCATACGCACCAGAAACGCCAGCACCACCAGAGCCAATAACAATGTTATAGCTTGTACCAGGGATTACATTTAGTACGTTAGTAAGAAGCCCACCCGCACCGCCGCCACCGCCTGAGTAAGATCCCCAACCACCAGCGCCACCGCCCGCTACTACCAAATAAGTAACAGGGTAAGCAATACCGTTAGAGGCTGCTACGTTAGACCAAGTGTTACTTCCTACGAATACTTCCATTGCGGCACTGTTGCTATTCCATCGCATTGCACCTAATGGGGGGCTAGCTGGGCGCTGTAGTGTTGTACCAATAGGGATAGCAAAATATCCAGTAGCTGTGTTGTTAGCGTCAGATACTTGTGCTGGGGTTGGAGGGGCGCCAATATTTACCCAAGAAGTATTTGCATAACCTTCAAAAGTACTATTACTAGTGTTGTACCTCATTTGCCCTACTACTGGGGCTGCTGGGCGTTGTGCTCCCGTACCAACTGGAACCGTAACCGCTGCGTTAGAGTTAAACGTTACATATTGGTTTGCGTTAATAGTAATAGCAGCCGTGTTAACGGTTTGGATTTGAAGTGCGCCAGTACCATCTGAGTTAATTTTTATCCCAGCACTACCGGAAACAGCACCATTATCTGAATTGATTATATCTGCCATAGTTATGCCGTAAATGTTCCAGAGGTTCTAAACAAATGAGTTGTAGTGTTGGCCGCTACGTTAATAGTAATTTGACCACCAGAGGCTCTTGGAAGACCTGGATAAGTTAAGAACACAACACCACTACCACCATTACCACCTGGGTTTGCCCCATTACCTGTGTTGTTACCACCACCACCGCCACCGCCACCAGAGTTACCTACACCTGGAGTTCCTGCACCACCCTGTCCTCCAGTACCGCCACCACCATTACCACCACCATTGCCATAACTTTGAAATGGGGCGTAGAAACAGCCGCCAGCACCGCCACCGCCAGCATAAAAAAATGAAGTGCCAGAAATAGCATACGACAGTCCAACACCACCAGCTCCGCCTTGTTGTGAACCAGTAGCAGGACCCCCAACAGCACCAGCACCACCGCCACCGCCAGAGACCATGTAAAGGTTACTAGCTCGATAACCAAAACCGCCAGCATTCCCTTGTCCTGCAGTGCCTGCGCCACCTGGATGGCTTGTATCATTTCTTGGGCCGCCGCCACCACCAGAACCACCAGGGTTACCAGCAGAAGACCATTGACCACCACCGCCACCACCTATGGCAGTAATAGTATTAAACGAGGTATTTCCTCCGTTTACTCCCTGCTGACTAGTTCCGCCTGTACCGCCACCGCCAATCACAATGAAATACGAAGTATTTGTAGTAACTACACTGTTACCAGTAAGTAAACCACCGGCACCGCCGCCAGCACCCGCATATTCAGAACCCCCTGAGCCGCCACCAGCAACCATTAAATAGTTTACGGTGTAAGTAGAAGAAAATCCGTTTGCAGCAACAATGGTTGTCCACGTAGTAGTATTAGTAAAATACGTTTCTAACTGGTTTAATTCCGAATTAAACCGGACATACCCATTGCCAGGACTTCCTGGTCTTTGTGCAGTTGTGCCGCTAGGTAACGCAAGAAAAGAAGTTGCTGTGTTATTTTGTCCAGAGATAGCAGTGGGTGTTATAACCGCAGACGTAATTACGTTAGCCCAAGCAGCGCCATCATAAGTTTCAAAGCTACCAATAGTAGTGTTATAACGAACTAATCCCTGCGTAGCAACACGCTGTGCAGTAGTACCAGCGGGGACAACAAAGCCCCCATTAGCTGGCGCAGTAGTTACTACATTAGATGTGGCTGATACGCTTAGATTTGCGTTACCTACTATCGACCCATCACCATTGATGGTTATAGCCATTACTAGGCTCCAACAGTAATTTCAAGCCAGTCCTGAGCGCCTTCATTCCATTGGTAAAGTTTACCATCTTGAGGTGTAGGTTTTGGTGCTTCCCATTGACATGTATCTTCGTTTAGTTTCCAGCTAGGATACATGTTTGGTGGGATAAATGCGTCTCTTTGTGCGTCGTATGTAAATCCAATACCAGCAAAGTTTTTTCTAAACGCTTTAGATTGGTCTGGGTGCAGGTCTGTTGTATCTGGTGTGTAGTATTTACCACCACGAGTATTATACGAGGTTTGCAACCACTCACCAGGAGAGGTGTCTACAAAACTGTCAAAAAATTCAGGTTCGGCAACAATAACTTGAATTACTGTTCCGTTTAATACCTTTGCGTAATGTGCCATTATTTGCTCCTAAAATTAAGCTATGTAAAACGAAGATGAAGTAAACGTGTGGATAGTATAACCACCAGAAGAAGTAACTGTACCGCCCGTACCACGTTGTGGGCCGATGTATGAAAGAATTAAAATCCCAGAACCGCCCGCACCACCAGGTTGCCAAACACCGGTAAAGCCGCCACCGCCACCACCGCCACCAGTATTTGCTGTTGCACTTGCGCCTGTTGTCCAAAGTCCGCCGGCTCCGCCACCACCTGTACCGCCGCCACCGTTATAAGAAAGCGGGTTACCGCCAGAGTTACCGTTGCTTGAGTATCCGCCGCCACCACCACCACCAGCATAAGTGACATTGGTTCCAGTAATATTATATTGGATCCCTGCGCCGCCAGGGCCAGATGCGCCGTATTGGTTAGTTCCGCTATTTGCGCCATTAGCACCAGCTCCACCGCCACCGCCAGCACCTAAAAGGTTTGGGGCACCGCCAAACCCGTTAAAGAAATAACCTGCGCCACCGTTATTACCTTGACCTAAAGTACCCGGAATAGTAGAACTAAAGTTACCGTTTGGCCCACTGTTATTGCCACCACCCGAACCAATACCTTGCACGTTATTACAGCCACCGCCGCCGCCTAGTGCGGTAAAGTTGCCAAAAATAGTTGGGTTACCATTTGTACCGGCAGAACCCGCAGGCGCCACAGACCCACCAGCCCCGACAGTAACCGTATAAGTTAGTCCGGCGATTAATTGTTGGCCTTGACTAAAGATTACCCCACCAGCACCGCCACCGCCACCAAACCCGCCGTTACCACCACCAGCAATAGCCAAAATATTTGTTGTGTAACTAGCACTTACAGTGTTACTCCAAGCACCGGCTACGTAGCTTTCAATAGCGTTAGTGCTTGTGTTGTAGCGCATCATGCCGTTAATTGGGGAGCCAGGACGTTCGGCAGTAGTACCCGCTGGCAAGCCTAAAGCGCCAGTGCCCGTGTCTCTAAAACCTGTTCCAGTTGGGTCAAATATTAATGCCATAAAAACTCCTTAAATTACTTGCCAAGCGCTGCCTGAGTTAATAGTCACAACACCACTAGTTTGCGTTATTTTACCAGCAGATAAGTAGTTTGTACCGCTAACTGACGTAAAATTGGCGGTAATTGTATTGATATTCTGCATAAAAACACCATCAATAGTCCCACCACTTACTGCATTCCATGCCCCGGCTGTGTAAGCCTCAACCACAGACGAGTTACTGTTATACCGTAAACCTCCCGCTGCGGGGGAAGAAGGGCGTTGGGCTATTGTACCTGAGGGTAGATATATAGCTCCAGTAGTAGCAACGGCATTAATCTCGCCATTGTCTGCTTTTAGGTAAAGGGCGCCGCTAGTATCGCCAGTTACGACGACTGCGGTTGTAGTTGAATTACCGGCACGTAATGTAGACATATTAGATAATCACCAATTTTTGACCAGCCGATACAGAAATGCTTTGGCCCGCTGGGATACCAATAGGGCTAATTGTTAGGCCGTTTTGACCCGTAGCAATAGAAACGTTTCCAGTAATATCTACGTTGTTAACAAAAATAGAGCTATTACTATTTTCTGCGTAAGGGTTTCCACCACCCCCACCAGATGCTGCATTTGAGATCCATTGGGTGCCATCTGAAGTAATTACATTACCAGCAGTTCCTGGAGCAAGCATTACAACTTGAGAAGTATTGTTACCGAGGACTACATAACCAGCGGCTAGATTACCAAGCCCAGTACCACCCTGAGTTACGGCCAAAGTGCCTGTAGTTACATTTGATGCGTTGATACCAGTAGATACGTTAGCACCATTAATACTTGAGATAGCTGCGCCGTTACCAATAAACCCAGTTAGTGCAGTTACGTTTGTACCTTGCAGTGTAGTAAATGCGCCAGTGTTAGGAGTTACACCGCCAATAGATGGTGGGTTGTTTAAGTAGTTTGAGAAGCCTACGCCAGATACGTTTGAGCTTGCGGCTAGCGTAGTAAACGCACCGGAAGATGGTGTTGCATTACCAATTAATGTCCCGTTAATTGCGCCACCAGTAATAGCTACATTGTTAGCGTTCTGGATAGACATTGTGCCTAAACCAGTAATAGAGCTATTAGAAACAACGATTGGTGTGCTTACTACGTTTGTTAATTGGCCTTGGGCGTTGACTGTAATTGTCGCTACGTTACCAGCATTTCCATAAGTTCCAGCCGTTACCGCAGTATTCGATACACTAAATGTGGTTCCGTCAAGGTCTAAACCTGTTCCTGCAGAATAAATCTGAGCAGAACTAATCTGAGTAAACGTAATTTCTGTTGTGCCAAATGTAATAACACCCGGCGTATTACAGGTATACGTCTCGCCTGCGCCCGTATCGCCCTCTTGAACAAAGAACGTAGAGCCTTCACTTAATGCTTCTGGGCTATCAAATCCGTAGGTATTAGTATCATCTGAGCGAGTCAAAACCCAGCTAGTTGTGTTAGAACCAACATCTGAAACAACATATACACCGTTTTGCACGGCGTTGGCTTGGGTATAGATGAGAACTCGGTTGGTATTTGCTACAGATATGCCGTCAACAACAAGGGATACGTTTGCACCGCCGTTTGTTAAGGTGGCGCCTACACCATTGCCAGCACCGTTTGGCTGGTTATATACCGCAACTAGCGCTGTTGGAGATTCAACTCGAACTGGCTGGTGAAAATGGACGCCTGACGCCACAATGCTATCAACATAAGTCTTGTTAACAATAGACGTAGCAGTATTTGGAACCGCACTAATCGTACCATTGGTAATGGTTACGTTATTAAAACTAGCGTTATTTGATACGTTTATGCTTACAAAAGCTACGTTTGAGCTGCCGTTAGAATAGACGTTACCACCAAGCTCATATACGGCTTCTTCAGCAGGATATGTTACAAATACATCGTTTGTGCCAGAGAAAACTACAGCAGCATTAGAGTTGCTTGAAGCAAGAATTGTATCTCTAGATAGCGATACGTTACCGGAGTAGTACGTACCAATACCAACTTCCCATGATGTACCACCCGCAATGGTGTAGTAAGTTTGATTACCATCTCCAATTACAGCAAAGGACTGATAGCCTGGGGAAGCGCCAGAAAGGACAACCGTACCAGTACCCGAAGTACTAGTACTTTCCTTAACCCTATCTTTTAATACAAGAGCCATATATAGCTTTTAATTAAGCAATACGAATAATAGCGGATGAAGCGTCAGCAGTTGGGAAAATCACTGTAAACGTACCAGAAGTACTTGTCTTATCTCCGCCAAAACTTAACGCCGCTACTGCAGAGTTAGCGTTTGTGTTGTTATAGATTAGAGCGCCAGCAGCCGTAATGGTTGCATTAGCCCAAGAACTATTAGCAAATGACAAGAAAGCTACGTTACCCGTATTTGTTGGCGCTAAGCTAAGGCTTAGAGTGTTACCACCAGCGCTGTATCCACCGCCATCAGCCACCTCACCAGAAGTAGTATAGGCTGTTGTAGAGTTGCTTAGTGTTGCAGAACTAACATACAGTGCAATTTTATATGTCTGTGCGTTAAAATTTTGAGCGCCTTGAAGGAGTTGTACCTTGAACGAGTCGCACATTGCCTGAGTAATTGCCATTTTTTGCTCCTAATAAATTTATGGATTGACCGAGATTTTTGCTTGGCCATCCCTGTAAGCGTCACCGCGCTCAAGTCCGGTTCCCAAACGATTAAGTTGTGATAATGCTTCATTATACTTAGCTTGATATGCTTGTAGCATATCTGTCTCACCCTTCATGTACGTATATGCTTCCACAAGAGAGCCATACAACAAAGCAGGGCTGTAATTGTCACCGAGCCAAGAAGTACCAGTAGTAACAATGGACTCAGGATAATAGAAGTAGTGAAGCTCTGCTGAATAGGCAAGGTCGGGCGTAGGCCCAAGTATGAAAGTAAGTTCATTAGGGTCATTTAACCGTGAGCCAAATAAGGCGTAGTGCCGTGGTTTACCAGTAACTGTAGGGCTTGGGTACGCTTGACGGATATAGTTAACGTCTTTGTTAAGTAAATACTCATACTCACCAGTAACCACGTCAATAACCGCTAATGAAAATGTTGATAGGTAATCATTAGGGCAAGCCAAATACTTATTACCAGAGTTACAGTTACCTGTGACGTTTTTACGCAAAGAAGGAATCTGCACCGTGTTATATATACGGCGCTCTGCCTGCATGATGAAGGTATTAATTTGAGTAACAGCATTGACGTTAGTCTGGCTGCCCCCAGTAGTTACCTGCACAAACGTATCTGGAAATTGATTCTCAGTGTACGTCTGAATTTGCGTAAAAAGTTCAGAGTAGTTCATTAGCCCATTGGTCCTCTAGCCATTACACCTTTGGTAGCTGCGCCAGTACCACGAATCTTAATGCCGGATGTTTTTACTTCATCGTTTTGGCCCTTAGAAAAGCTGCCAACTGACATCTTTACGCTATCTACGCCGTTGCCTTTTTTGACTACAGCGTCTTCTGCGGTAGTGATCTTCTTGCCAGACATGGTGTGTGGCTCTGCATATACTTCAGCAGGGCCCACTTCTTTACCAGCTTTTTTCATAGAATATTTAGCCATGATTAACCTTATTTTTGGTTGTTGGCACGAGCCATGTTACGACCTACAGCACGCATTGCTTCGCCGGTTACACCCTTAGAACCTTTGCCACCTTTTTGGGTGCCAACAGTTGGGCCTGAATCACCAAGGTTTTTACCCTTAGTTTTACCTTTTGTTTCTACGCCATTGGCGCCTGATTTGAATGTCATAATAATGTTCCTTAAGTTATGCTTACCGTTACTGTACCAAGTTGTGTGCTACCTATCAAGTCATTTGGCGTTAAAACACTGTCAAACAACCTCGCACCGCCCACAGGATTCCAACCCCACTGGAATACTCTACTACCCATTTTTGGACTTCCTAATCCATCTGGACCAGTTCCTCCGTTAATATTAATCTGCAACCCGTTGGTACCAGACTGTATATAGCTTACATCGGGTCTTGGTTCCCTTACAGCCTGTGGATCATTAACTGGGTACATACCTAACTGCAGCTGAGGGTGGTCAGGATCCCAACAAGTTGGGCAAACTTTAATTTTATACGGTTTTGTCTTTACTGTCTGCGTTTTTAGTTGCGAAAGTTTATACCTTTGATCACAGCGATCACATTCAGCAATTGCAAACTTGCCAGAAGAAAACTTATTAGGCATTAACTACTTCCAGAATAAAACGTGTTTCGTGGAACAAACCGAACCGATGCTTTCTCCCTATCTTCTTGAGATGCTAATATAAATTGTTCTTCATAATCGGATTTAAGCATTGGTATACGGGTCATATCTACTTCAGGGAGTTTCGTAGCCAATTGATAAGCTAGCCCAGCGACCATGCAAGGAATAAAACGGAATGGAATATCCTGTACATACACACCAGACCCAGCGTCTTGAATTCGGCGCATGCGATAGTAAACAAATGTGTACTGATTACCGGGCGCATTGGGGGTAGGCCAGACGTTAATACATGGCAGATTTTGTTTTGTAACTGCGGCAGCTGCTGCATGTGCCGTTGCTGTAGTGCCGTTCTGTCCACGGGCGCAGTTTAAAAGCTGATTGCCACTAATATTTGGGTAGCTAATCGTCTCTTCGTTAATTTTGATAAACCCAGCCGAAGCTAATCCATCCGTAGTATTTAAAGTAATTGTGGTGTCAATAGAAGAAACATTAGCTGCTACAACGCTACTTGTTGGGTTTTCTTGTCCTGACTGACGGTTAACGTACACCTGAATCGGCCTTCCCTGGGCTAACTTATTCGGGATGCTCATGTAGGTAGGCTCTGAAATGCGGCTAATGTTAATATCAACTTGGTTAAGGGTACTGTTATTAGTACGAATTACCATGTCTAGCAAGTCAATTGTGTCATTTGGAATAGGGTACATAGCTTGTCCAGTAACCATAGGAATAACGCCTTGCTCAACCGTCCACAAGTTTAAACCTCTATTTGCCCACTCAATAGTTAGTAGGTTTAGAGATCTACGGGCAGTTCTAAAATCATAGCCAGAGCGTAGCTCTTTACCACACCGCTCAAATGCTTCTTCGATTAGATCATTTACATCTAAATTAAACGACGTAGTACCTGTAGTTGCCATTATTTAATCTTTCGGTACGGTTTTACTTTTGCTTTTACCTTTGACGGCTGGGGCACGAACTGCTTTCCCTGGGCTTTTCCTGCTCGTTTTGCTCGTGTTGTTGCTGCGTACTCCTGTGGGCTTAACGCTTCTATTGCTTTTTTTGGTAGGTACCGCTCTCCTGTTTCGGACGACTTTTTCCCCGACTTGGTTGTCCAGTCCTGTTTGCCCCACGCTTTGAGGCTGCGTTGTGATTTCGCTAGTGCCACCGATTAGTCTCCAGAGCCATTTAAACATTATTTATACCCGCCGCCAGCAGCTTTGTACTTCTTGGCTACCAATTGGGCTTTACGAGCCGACCACTGACCTGCGCCAGTACCATGTGTTGCAGAAGCTTTTACCTGTGAAACGATTTTTTTACGTAATACAGGTTTAGTGTAATTACCTGCGGCGTTAACCTTACCGCCTTCGGCAAACTGAGTAAAGTCAGTATTGTCCCTACGGGCTTTTTTAGTGCCTTTGGGCATTTTAGATGGGGCTATGTCGCCCATACCACGGCTAGCTCTCATGCTCTTGTTTTTCCTCGAATAGCGCAACCGTCTGCGCGTTTAGAAGCAGAACTTACTTTACCACCTTTTTTAAAGTCAGAACGTATTTCATATTCTTTAAAGGTGCCGCCCATATCATTAGTAGGACCGCTAGCGCGGGCGCGACCTGGAGGACCAGCATCAGCATTTTCTTCCCGCATTTTATTCATGCGTGCATTTGCGCGGGCTTCACGGGCTTTTTCTACAGTTGCTTTTTTGGGGTTGTACGGCAGTAATTTTTGCTCAACGCTTTTTAAACCACGCTTAAGCACATTTTTTAACATACCAGGACCAGGTATATAACCTTCTGGTTCAACTTTTTCCAGGGCTTGTTTCTTAGTCAAGCCTTCCATACGCTCTTTATTTTCTTCAGCAGTTTCGGCTTTTGGCGTAGGTTTAGACTCGGCTTTTGGAGCTGTCTTTGGAGCAGTAGAAGATGATTTTACAGTAGGCGTAGATGCGCGTGAAGTAGCTTTTGGTTTAATGTTTTCTTCTTTATCTTCTACAAACTTACGTGCTCTTTCACGAGTTTCGTCACTGATATTTTCATTCTTACCTTGTTTGGTAAGGAAACCGCCTTCTTCAAAGCGTCTCATCTTCTTTTTCATATTAGCAGCTCCCGCCACCAGCCATTTTAACCATCTTGCCCTTGGTATGGCCTTTAGATACACATCCGTCAGCACGGGTTACGCCGCCGCCAGCCATCTTGTGCATACGCTGCTCGTGGCCTTTAACAGCCTTAGCAGCTACTTTAGCCATCATGGGTTTGTCTTTCGACATATCTGAGTGTTTCATGGTTCCACCTTTTTTAAAAGTTTTGCCTTTGTCGGCAGTTAAAAATTCCTCACCAACGGAGCGAGAGATACCTGTTTTTTTGGCAAACTTAGGGTTCT